AAGCTCAACCAGTTCACAAAGTGTCCACATCATGCTTTTTTTCATTGCTTTTTTGCTATACTGTGTATGTACTCAAGGAAATCTTATGAAACGACTTGAACTAATCATGGGTAGAAACATCCCAGACAACGGGACTGTAACAGATTCCATGATGAACTCATTCATTAAGCGTGAGATCATGCCACATTTTGAGTATGGCACTTTCATAGATGGCGAAGGTCTCTGGAAAGGTGAACTGGAAAACACTAAGATTTTTTATCTTGAGTGTGCTGATTCTGAGGTTGATGAACATCTGCTCTCTATGAACTGCATCGCAGCAGCGTATAAAAAACAGTTCAGGCAAGACAGCGTTCTTATCTCACAAGTCCAAACCAACAACGCATTTATTTAAATGAGCACATCAACTGCAATCCGCTATTGGACACCCAACGATCAGCGACAGTCCAGGCGTATCACGTTCAACACTTATCAGAAGGCGTTGGACATGCTGGCATTTTATCAAGGTGCTGGTATTAGGTGTGAACTCATAGCACCTGGATTCTAACAAATTGTTAAGGGTGATGGGCAACCGTCACCCTATCCTCTATAATAAGAGTATGAACAAAACAAACGAACTCAAATCCTATTTCAACGGACGTGTCCTTGCTAACGAATCAGCAATGAAAGATCCAGCAGTCCTAGCAGCATTTCAAGCAATGCAGCAACGAAACTGGGAAGACCTGAAAACCCCAACTGGAGGCAGTTGGAATATCAGCGACAGACATTAACAGTCTAGCACACCCTGTCCCAAATGACAGGGTTTTTTTGTGGGTGCGGTGCGTGGGGCGATGCCGAGTGGGACTCCTAACGATATCCAAGTCTACAAAAGTATCCCAACGACATATAAATATTTCTACCAAATTGAAAATTCAAAACCTTGATTTTGAAAAAAATTTTCCAGCAAAAAAATGACCAAAAAAGACGAGCAAGAAAATGCCCACAAGCAGCTTATGGAGGATCCAAAGTATGCTGTGCATGTGCATGACGCACAGATCAATAGGATGGCAGACTACCTAGAGAAACTCGCAGAGAAAATCCAAGATGATGATAAGAGAATCAAAGCTCTGGAAGATGCGTTATATAAATTGGAGGAAACAGTAAGATTTGGAAGACCTTCCCAATCAACTGATGGACCACCAGACTTAAAGGATTTTATTCATGAATAAGAACTACCAAGAAATATTAGATAACTTTGAGGAATTTTGTGATGGATTTGAAGCAGGAGCCGCCCTTAGATTCTCAGGAAGAGATGCAGAGAGCAGACAAGCAATTGACCATAAAGCAGTTGAGCGAGCATCTCCAACAGTTGTCCGACAGATTGACACTGCTAGAGCAGAGGACTTCTCGCTTAGAAGCACCTCAATTGATGTACAAGCGTCCGAAGTCGGAGACTCATGAAAAGATTGCAGAGACACTTGACTATCTACATAATTCAGTAGAGGAATTGTTGCATGGCACTACCACTGATTAATGTATTTGCATATACGATGGGTGGTATTGGTCCCGTTGAGACTAAGGATGTAGCTGCATTAGGTAAGTTATCTGAAAAGAATGGTGTACCATTTTATGCTGGTAGATTCTACCCAAAGAATCATGATGCAAAGTGGCAGTTATTTAACTTGGGGTTTAATAGTCAAACTGCTCCTTGGATGACATGGGAAGAAATAGGTGACACTCAGATATGGATGTTACCAGCATTTGAGGATGAGAGGATCATTAAGCTTAAGGTAAGTATTGATAGAATAGATCTTTGGCCAGAAAGAAATAATTCTGATAATGATCTTCCACCTTGGGAGCAAACCCAGTGGGATGATCAGATGCAACAGAAGATCTGGGGATCAAATAATGTTACTATAGAGGATACAACAGAACTCGCTGGAAGCGGTGGTTGTATTGATCCAGGTATCACGATTACCCAGAATATGACATCTAGTGCGTTAACGCTAGGTTATGTCGGTATCGCTGAGCTTTCTGGGCATTTCACAGAATATGCTTTTTATGATCAGGAGTTACAGATCATAAATGGAGAGTCTTATGAACAACCTCAGATGAGAGGTTGGGCAAATTCATATCTATATGACCCAGAAAATAAGATTGAAACAGTTACTGAAGAGGATTTAGCAAACTATAAAGAGTTTTGGAGGGTACGAAGTGATGGGGTGTGGATACGCCGTAACGCCGAGCCTCCGACCACAGGTAAATTAGAGTTTAAAGATACTATCGGTGGATTACCAGAAGATATGGAACATTATATTGTTCCACTTGATAGTGAATATGGTCAATGGTTGAATACTGATATAAGTGTTTCCAATTCCTATGGTAATACTAGATGGGATTATCACACGAAATATGCTGTAAATAATCCACCTATAGCTTATGTTGATCCAACCGTTAATGCTATACCTAAAATGGGGCAAATGTTAACGTATAAACCTTCTAACTTAGATACTGTTGTATATACGATAAAAGCAGCAGCAGAAGTGATAGTTGTTCCTGATGTTATGCCTGGTGCAACTCGTGCATGGTGGAAGGATGTCTCTCAGACAGCAGCAGAGACCTATGGAGCGTACTTGGCAAGCAATATATGGTATTTCTACCTTCCTGTACGTTTTAACGGTGCTAAGATGGCAGAGCGTACAGAGTTTCTTCTAAATAGAGCTGGCATTAAACGCCGAGATGACCCTTATTACATTGCAGACTAATGGCAGGAATACCAATAGGACTACATGCACCAGGATTGTATGCAAATCATGACGTACATCCTATCCCTGTACCAAAACCAGGTGGAAAAGGGTATTCTCCTGATGTATTTGTAAATGGAAGAGAAGTTCATCGTAATGGAGATGAATTTGTAGAACACACTGCTCCTTTACTACCGCCTCCACCTCCACACTCTGATAAACTTGCTGATGTGAGTAATCCTCGTATTCTGGTTAATGGTAAGATGATTGCAAGACAAGGTGCTCAATTAGTTCCAGGTGGAAATGTACTTTTTGGAAGTCATAGTGTTTACATGTGACCAATCTATGCTATAATATACCAATTTGAGATTATCATGGCACTATACAACGATGGGAACTATGTTCCTGCAAAACCTAAGATTACAAGACAAGGATCTTCTAAAAACACTAAGCTTTCCGCAACTTCACGTAATAAAGCAAGGAAGCGGTATAGAGGACAGGGTAAGTGACTTATCAAGCACTACCTAAAGAATTACATATAAAAAACAGTCCTATAGCAGGTCAAGGTCTTTTTGCGAAAGAAGACATACCTGCTATGATGTATCTTGGTATATCTCATGTGGTAGTGGATAAGGAGATTATGAGAACTCCATTAGGAGGTTTTGTAAATCACTCTGATGACCCTAATTGTATTAAATGGTCAGTAGATCAGGAATGGGGTGATATCTATCATATGAAGACTATCAAGGATATTAAGAAGGGTGAGGAACTATTTTTATGCTATACATTTTATAAAGTAGAATAAAGTCGCTAAATAACTACTGACTTCGTATATTGTCGGTAAATGGCGGCCACGTTGTCCTTTAAGGACATTAATATTACATTTAAGAAGCATCCTGTTACTAATGACTTAGTTGTTAGTAAGGATGCTTCTGCTATTAAGCAGTCAATTGTAAATTTATTGATGACCAATAAGGGTGAGCGTGTATACCAACCAGAGTACGGCAGTGATCTTAGAAGATTTTTATTTGAACCTATGGATTTTGCTACAGCAGCAGCAATCCAGAATAATATTATATCAACCATAAAGAAATTTGAACCACGTATAGGAGTACTGAGTCTGGAAGCTACTCCAAACTTTGATGATAATGGATTTGATGTTGAGATGACATATGAAATACGAGGTACAGATAATCCACCAGTCAATGTAGACTTCTTCCTTGCAAGGACGAGATAATGCCATATACCCAAGTAAACAATTTAGACTTCGCTGATATTAAGACAGCTCTCAAGGACTATATGAGAGCACAGTCAGATTTTACGGACTATGACTTTGAAGGTTCCGTATTAACTAATATGCTTGACGTATTGGCATATAATACGTACTACACAGCGTTCAATACCAATATGGTAGTGAATGAACTGTTCCTTGATTCCTCTACTCTCAGGGACAATGTGGTGTCTCTGGCAAAACAGTTGGGTTATACTCCAAAGTCCATTACTGCACCAAAGGCAGTAGTTGATCTAAGTATAACCTTTAGTAACCTTGCACCAGAAACCGTTGTATTTGAAGCTGGTAGTGGATTTGTTACTAACTACGATGGATCTCTTTACAGATTTGTTGTAGCAGAGGATTATAGAACTGAAGTTAATAATAGGGTTGCAACTTGGACTAATGTTCCCATATATGAAGGATCTTTAATTAATACAAGAACTGTTGTTCAAAATGTAGTATCAGATCAAAGGTTTGTAATTGACAATTCATCTGCTGATACTAATACAATTAGAGTTAAAGTATATGCATCTGGATCTTCAACTGTTTATGATACTTACGAACAAGCAAATAATATATTAGAAATAGGATCTACAGACAAGGTTTTCTTCGTTAATGAAATAGAAGATGAGGGATATGAGTTATTCTTTGGTGATGGTGTTATTGGTAGAAAGCTTGAAGATGGTGAAGTAGTTGATATAAGTTACGTAACAACAAATGGTGATGCTACTAATGGAGTAAAGACATTTAGATTTAATGGTGTTTTGAGAGATGATAGTGGAAATAAGATTTCTCATCCATTTGGTGTTACAGATCTTACTACTGTTGAAAATGCTACTGGTGGAGCAGCAATTGAAAGTATTGATAAGATTAAATTCAATGCTCCTAAGTTCTTTGGATCACAGAATAGAGCAGTAACTGGTAATGACTATAAAGCTATAGTTAGAAACTTATATCCAGCAGTTAGCGATATCATTGTATTTGGTGGCGAAGATCAAGTACCACCTGCATATGGTAAAGTATTTCTTTCCGTGAAACCCACTGATGCCACTACGTTATCAGCATTTACAAAAAATGATTTATCAACAAATCTTAAGAAATATACTGTTGCTTCAGTTAGACCTGAATTTGTAGATCCTTCTATTTTATATGTTGAACTCAATAGTGACATATATTATAGTTCTACAAAGACTAAACTGTTACCTGCTGAAATTGCAGCAATATCAACTTCTGCAATTCAAGAGTATTTGAAATCATCAGGAACAGAGAAGTTTAATGGTAAGTTCAGATATAGTAAGTTTATCAGTGTTATAGATGGAGCAGATCGTTCTATAAATTCAAATGAAACTGATATTGTTATGAGGAAGGATTTCATAGCACAGATCAATTCATCTGCGTATTATGAAGTTTGTTATCAGAATCCTTTTCTTATAGATTGTGATAATCCTGTAGTTTGGTCTACTGGCATGACAACCTTTGAGTTTCCTAATTATACCTCATATCTTGAAGATAGAAAAGGCAAATTGGTGCTATATAGACTAGATTCTCTGACTGGTGAGAAGATCTTATTAGATGATTCAGTTGGAACTGTTAATTATGAAAAAGGTGAAGTTGAAATGTTTAACTTTACTATCTTAAAAGGTAGTTTTTCAGACAATCGTATTGAATTACGAGTGAAGCCTGCTAATAAGGATATTGAAGTTAAGCGTGAGGCATATCTAGATGTAGATGTGTCACAAAGTAAATTCGTTGCATATAAAGAAGAGTAGTGCCTAAAACTGCCAATAAAGTCTCATTCTTAATTGAGTCACAACTGCCAGATTTTATCAATGAAGAGTATGAACTGTTTTCTAAGTTTATACAGAAGTATTATGAGCAGCTAGAGATTCAAGGACAACCTTTGGATATTATTAATAATATCCAAACTTATGCTGACATTGATTATTACGAGAAGAATATATTAAATCAGACAACAACTGTTGATTCGTTTGTTACATCTACTTCTGATGTAATTACTGTTGTTGATACTAGCTCTTTTCCTAAGAGTGGATATATTAAGATAGAAGATGAAATATGTTTCTATGGGAATAAGACTGCCACTGATTTTCTAGAAGTTAGTCGTGGAGTAAGTGGTAACACAAAGCTTGGAGATCTTTATAGTACTAGTACATTTGTTACAACACAGGCAGCAGATCATTTGTCTGGATCTACTGTACAGAATATAAGTAATCTTTTCTTATATGCTCTTGTAAAAAGTTTTGAAAAACAATACCTTGCTGATTTTCCAGAATCGTATCTTAAAGATGGTGTTGATAAAAGAACTCTTATTAAACATATAAGTTCTTTCTATCAATCAAAGGGAACTGATAGTTCAGTTAAATTCTTATTTAAGTGTCTTATTGATACTGATAAAGAACCAGAAGTTTCATACCCAAGAGATCATACTTTAAAAGCATCAGAGTCTAATTGGATAAAGAATTATTCACTTAAGGCAAAAGTTTTATCTGGTGATGTTAATACTCTTATTGGAAAGAAAATAACACAAACAGATGGAGATTATGCATCTGCTGTAGTTGATAATGTTAGGTATTCTGGTAAGTTTGACGGTGAAGAATTATATGAACTTATATTAAATGAAGCAAGTGTTAATGGTAACTTTTCTATTGCAGCAAGGACTAAATTAACAAAAGAAGTTGATGCCAATATTGGTATTGGTGATAGGATTGATGTGTTTTCCACAATGGCGTGGAATAAGAAAGGATCATTTAATTTAGATGATGAAGTTATAACATATGATGATAAAAATGTAAATCAATTTGTAGTTAAAACTAGGACTGGTACTGGAGCACATCCTATAGGAACTCCTGTAACATATGGTGCTAACGTCTCTGGTAATGGTGTAGAATTATTAGTATTTGGTGTTTTATATAATTTAGAGAATGAAGTAGAAGCACCTTATTCCAATAAAAATGATAGGGTAGAGATTTCTGAGTCTGGATTTACAACAACAGATCCTAGAATAGTTGATTCACAAAATAATATAAGGTGGATTACTAGTACTGGTACTGCTGCTATAGCAGATCTCAATCCCAATGTATCAGCAATCTTTGAGGATGGTGAAGGGTATTATATTACTTCTTCTGGATTTCCATCACATGCTATTGGTACATTACCTTCTGATGCACAAGATCAGAAGCTTTTAAAGATTATTAGAAAACATCCTATCTCTGTAACCGAGACATATGAGACTCAGTATAGAGATGTTGGTATTGCTATGAATGGTATTCCATTTATGGGATATAAAGATGAGGATGCAATTCTTAATGGTGCTATTCAGAAGATTAGTGTAGATACAAGAGGTGATGGTTATAAGAAACCTCCATATGTATTAATTAATAACGTACCTTCTCTTGCAAGAGCGAAACTTGCTGGTGAAGTAGTTGAATCTATCATTGTTGATACTCCTGGTGATTATACAACAGTTCCAACTGTGGATATTGTATCTGGTAGGAATGGAAAGGGTACAGCAGTTATTAGTAATGGAGTAATAACAAGTATTACTATTGATAATACTGGTGAGTATTATTCATCTCCACCAGAAGTTAGAATTACAGATAAAGCAGGTAAAGGAAGATTTGCTGACTATATTACTGAAGTCTCAAATACTGGTCAGATAACAGGATTTGTTAAAGTTAATGGTGGAAGTCTTTATACTAGTGAAAATGTAGTGGTTGAAATCCTTTCTGTTGGAGGTAAAGCAACCGCAACTGCTTCTATTAAAGAATGGAGAAAAGATAGGTATTATAAAAATCAAACAAGCTTAGATGCCGATAATGGTTATTGGTTCAAGAACTTTGATATTTCTTTAGGACAGGGGTATGCTTATTACGCATCTCCTACTACATTAAGAGCAAATGACACTGGGGTATCCCATTCACCTATTCTAGGGTTTGCATA